GCGTCGCGGTCGCCTACAACACGGCGGTCGCCCAGACCTTCCAGAACTCGGTCGTCAATGTACAGTTCCTCACGCCTTCTCTGGATGTTCCTCTACCGCCCAAGTCCGTCGTGCCTTACCTTGAGTTCCCTCGTTACATCACGAACTACTCTCAAGGTGCCGTCGCGTCTGGCTCGGTCGTCCAGATCCAGTCCCAGACGATCACGCTTCCCCAGATCCCCGATCTGCTCATCATCTATGTGAAGAACGGTCTAACGGCAACGAACTACGCCGATTCGTATATGTCCATCGCCTCCCGTGCGAACGGTGGCATCGCCAATCCCCTCACGGTCAACTTTGATAACTTCTCTGGTCTGCTCTCATCCCAGACGACCGAGCAACTGTACGCGATGTCCGTCAAGAACGGTCTGGATATGGACTGGGCGACTTGGAGCGGTCAAGCGTATGTCGGTCAAGCCCAAGTGGCGACGAGCATCGGTGGTGGTGGCTCGGTACCGACTCGCACGAGTGCGTCAGCGGTGCCATTGAGCGGTCTTGTGCCTTCTATCTCGGGTGCGAGTGCTGGTAAGGCTCCGACGGTCGGCTCCATCCTCGTCCTCAAGCCTTCCCAAGATATTACGCTCCAGACGGGTCAAGCCCCTTCGCTGGTCGGCAACTTCACGCTCCAGTTCAACCTCCAAGTCATCAACAACGCGGGTGTCTCGGTCACTCCCCAGTTGTATGTCATCACGGCGAACTCGGGCTTCTTTGAGTCCATTCGTGGCTCCAGCCGTATCATCAAGGGTGTTCTGTCCGAGCAAGACATCATCGGAGCGCCCCTTGCTCCGACGGCGACTCGCCAAGAACTCTGCCGTTATGTCGGCGGTGCTGGTATCTTCTCGTCCATCGGCAGTGTACTCACGAAGGTCATCAGCAATCCCGCTGTCCGCGATGCTCTGCTTGAGGTCGGCAAACACGCGGGTAAGGAACTCCTCCATCACGGATCAGAGTTCATCAAGAAGAAGATGAGCGGTGGTGATATGAGCGGTGGCTCATACTCGGGCGGTATGTCCAGCGGTGGTATGTCCAGCGGTGGTCGTCGCAAGGGCGGACTGGATGCTCGTATGATGTAAAGAAATGTAAATAAGCCAACTCACGCCTTCTTTCCCGCATTTCAAGTTCTTTGATGTGTAATCTATACTGCTTTGCCTCATATTCGGCAAAATGAAGCCTATTTCGGCACAACCACGCATCCATTTGAATATAAGTCGGGAAAAATCTACAACTAAACGAAAAAAACAAGTAAAAAAATATATTTTTTTACCGTGAAAATCCATATATTTGCGATTTTTACCATAGATGAGGACGAACTATACGAAATAACTCAAAGAATAGGCGACGGGTAGCCCTCTTATCCTTTGTGTTTATAGCGACTTGTAGATCCGTGCCGATGATGGAGAGGTATTGGACGCATCGTAGCATTCTTTACTTTCTAATCCTATATAATTACAAATGGAAATAAACAAGACTCATATCGGCGACGCTGTGGAACTCGTAGCGGGTCTAGATGATAAGAGCATAGATCTTATCGTCACCTCACCGCCCTACTACAATTCACAGCACAAGTATCAGCGTGGCTCGGGGTTCCACTACACACGGGACATCGGCGAACCCCTTTACACCATTGAAGACTTCTTTGATGCCGTGAGACCCAAACTCAAAGATGATGCTATGATCTGTATGAACTTGGGGTTCTCGTACGGCGAGACGGGAGTGATGCGTCCCTACGATATTCTCAACCGTCTACGGAAGCAAGGATACTTCGTGATAGACCAAGTGATATGGCACAAGAACAATCCTATCCCGATCCAGAAGCGTCTCACGAACGCCTACGAGCCGATCTTCATTCTTTCCAAGTCGCCCAAAGGCAAATACTATACAAAAGAATACACCCATAATGTTTGGAAGTTCCCAGTCCAGAGAGGCGACGGGCATTCCGCTGTCTTTCCGATTGAGTTGCCTTTGCGGTGTCTAGAACATTTTAGTCAAGAGGGTGATCTCGTACTTGATCCCTTTATGGGAAGCGGGACGACTGCCCGTGCGTGTGAGCAGATGAAAAGGCGATGGATTGGGTTTGAGTTGAATGAGTCATATGTGAAGAAGGAGTAATGGGGGTGCGTGGAATTGAACCACGATTAGAGGATTCAAAGTCCTCTGTCTTAACCATTTGGACGACACCCCCAGTTCGCTACGGTTTCGTAAGGAACTGCGGGTTAAACATTGTTCCACTATCAGATCAATGGATCTTATTGAAATCAAATGGATGGTCGGCAAGAGCGGAGGTAAGAGGTGCTGGGCTTATTCTTACTGCGAGATCTGTAAGGAATGGGTCCTTGCTTCTCGTATCAACCGCCATAGGACAAAAAACCCCAAACATCTGCGACTAATCCGTCCCGAAGTTCTTTACGCTTCGTTATAGGGAAAATAAACAAGTATCGTGTAATAATAAAAATGTCGGCGATGCGAGTGAATGAGTTTATGTTAGATCTATCCAAGAAACTTCGTGAGGAAAAGAAGGTCGCGGAGAGTACCGCGAACGCCTACATCCGTGCGATGTACATCCTCAACGGTAAGGAATCCTTCAAGTCTCTAATCTTCCTCAAGAACACTGCTGGGATTGAAGACCTCATCAAGAAGTATGCTGATTCTACTGTTAAGACTATTTATGCTTCCATCGTCAGTGTCCTCTCCCTCTTCAAGGACAAACCAACCTACAAGAAGGTCTACCAGCACTACTATGATCTGATGATGGGTAAGAGTGAGGAGGCGAAGCAAAACGAGTCCAGTGATAAGACGAAGAAGCAGACGGATAATTGGATTACTTGGGACGAGGTTCAGAAGAAGGTCGCTGAACTTCGTGAGAAGGTCGCAGAGTTTAAGTCCAACAAGAGTATAACCCCACAGCAGTATGAGTCTCTCCTCCATTATCTTATCGTTTCGCTTTATACCGAGACACAACCCCGCAGAAACCAAGACTATCTTGATATGTTTGTCTCCAAGAAACAGCCCACCGAAACCGAACACAACTATGTGGTTCTCACCAAATCCAAACCCACTTCGTTTATCTTTAATAAGTTCAAGACATCCAAGAAGTATGGACAGCAGACACTGGAGGTTCCAGAGGCACTCGCCAATGTGATCTCCGAGTACCTCAAGTTTCACCCACTCAAGAAGAATGCTACTTTCAAGTTTTTGGTCTCATCCGATGGAACACCCATCACTGCCGTCAACGCGATCACTCGTATCCTCAACAAGATATTCGGGAAGCGTGTTGGATCATCTATGCTCCGTCACATCTTCCTCTCCACGAAGTATGATATCAAGGAGATGGAGAAGGATGCCAACGCTATGGGGCATTCGGTGGAGGAGCAGAAGAAGTATATGAAGGGAAGCGGGGAATCCACGCAAGTAGCCACCGTCCCCACGATAGAGGACAGCATCGCTTAACTGCTACAACCTCAACTTCCTTCACCTTCTCCACTACCTTCTCTTCTACAACTTTAACCTCATCTTCCAGCGTTTTCTTCAACCGAGCAATCAGCAATGCGATGAGTTCATCCACCGCTGACTGTTGAGGCGTAGGTGTATCACTCATTTATAGTTGGTACAACAACATTTTCAACCTCATTCTTCTTCGCATCCTCCTCTGCGATCCGCTTCTTATCCATCTCGTCCTTCTCGCGGTTCATCTGATCGCGAATAATCGTCTCAAAGTCAGCGGATCCGCTCACATACATCCAGAGTTTGCCGATCTTGTCTTGGAGTCGCCATAGATGGTCGTTGAGGATGAGACGGTGAGCGTTCTGCGTCTCTCCCGTACTCATATTCATCAAACCCCGTGTCTTCTCACAATCGTGCGTCTCGTCAGCAAACGCCTCCGCCATCGTACGAACTAGGACAAAGTCAATGTTGTAATTCTCGTTTGGCATCTTTATTTTTACCATCGGTAATTATTTTTCTTCCATAACCGCAGAGGCATACGATTCACAACGAACGAGAGGCTGATAAGGTGGAGGCAGTGGCACGACGGGGAAGATGATAGAGATCTTCAACTGCTCTAGTTCTTCTCGGATCTTCTTGACCTCCGCAATCAAAAAGTTGATTTTCGCGAGGATCTCGGGCTGGTAGTTGATGGAGGTAGCGTACCCATTCATCCTTTATTAATCAAACTTTACAAGAAACTTGCCGAACCGTGCCTCATATTTCGGAGGCTCGTCCTTCCATTCACTCTTTTTGGGTTTCGCCTTCTTCTGCTCCGCTATTTCCCGTGTCGGTTCCTTCGCTGTCGGCGTCGTCGCCATCAGAGAATCCGTGTCGGGTTCGGAAGTCTTCTTCTTCCCTCGTGGCATCTTTATTCTCTACCCACGATACCTTTTTGAGATCTTCACACCACTTTACTGTGAGTCCCGAGAAAGTATTGTTCTCCAAGAAGTTGCGACAGATAGTCTTGACTGGCTCGGCGATGTTGGGTGACCGCGACATCTCCGTCAGTATCTTCTTCACCTTATTGTTTATGTTCGTGTGATACTTCGCCCTCATCCGCTCACGCTCACGCTCAAGCACTGCGGGGTCCGTCTCACACTCCTCCTTGATTTTTTGGCGACGCTCGGCATCTCGCTGACGCATCTTTGCCTTCAATTCGTCCTTATGCTCCTCATAATACTTCTTGTACGACCCAGCCTCCTTGAATGGCATTGTTTATTGATAGGTTAGATTTCTTTAACTTCCAAACATCCGTTTTAAAGGAACTTAAATGCTTTATGCTCAAGTAAAGCAATGTGGTTAGCAATTAACGAGAACTATGAAGTATCGGTAGAAGGTCAAGTCCGCAATAAGAAGTTTGACCGCATTCTCAAACCTCAACATCACGGAAATTATCTCGGTCTGCGAATGGGAAACTCAAAGTCCAAGAGTTATTATATACATCGTCTTGTTGCCGAAGCATTCTTGCCTTCGCCTACAGATGACTGTGTCGTAGATCACATTGACCGTAATAAACACAACAACCACGCATCTAACCTACGATGGGTTTCAAGGTCGGTGAATAGTCTTAATCGCACTCTTGAAGGGAAAGCAAGAAAGAGTAATAAACAAGGAGAGCATCACATAAAACGAGTTATGACCAATAGGCAAATCACACCTTCATTCGCAGTAGTCTTTAACTGTGCCGAGTTCAAGTACTATTCAATCCATAAATCGTTGGACGACGCAATAAAAACGAGGGATAGTATAACAAAGCAATATGCCTTTCCGCATTAGAAAGGCACCCAAGCGAGATTTGTATTGGGTGATCGGTCCCGACGGCAAACATCACAGCAAGGATCCACTCCCAAAAGAACGGGCAGAGGCTCAAATGAAGGCACTGTATTCTGCGATGCGTCGTGAGGAGGAGGCTCGGGTTCCGACGGCTCGGGAGGAGAAGCAGATTGAGAAGAAGATGGAAGGCGGTGTTATTCCTCCCCTAGTCAGAAAGTATCGCAGAGTCCTAGAGTTCGTGACACAACGAATGGAGGATGGAGATGTAGATCCCGAAGTAATGTTTCAAGTGTACAATGCCGTTCCACGAGACCAGCACGGTAGGGCTGTAAATGTGACCCAAGAACATCTGGATGAGATTCGTGCGTACCTCCATCCTATATTGAGTGAGAACCATATGAGCGATCTTGAAGGTATTCTGAACGATGCTAATGGTAATGGTGGTGCGTTGAGTGGTGGCGGTCCTTTGCCCGAACTCTCCATTCTCCAGCAGATCGCAAAGGCTTCATATTCTACAAACCCTCCTCAACAAATCGGTCCGTTCAAACTCCGCAATTATACACCCACTCTCAAGTTCTATGTTCTGCCCGATCCCGAAGATCAGCGGTACACCGACACGGTCGTCGTAGGCATTCGCGGAACGAATACTTCTGATAAGCAAGATTTATGGGCAGATACTCAACTGGCTCTCGGGAAACTGGAACAGACTCCTCGTTGGACGAAGGATCTTGCCGATTTCAAGTCGTTTATGTCCCGTATCCGCAATCCCAATAATGTAGATATTTATGGAGTCGGTCATAGTTTAGGAGGGGCGGTTTTGGATATGTTTTTGAAGAAGGGACTCATCCAGCAAGGTGTATCTTACAACCCCGCCATCTCACTCGGCGATGCTCAAAAGGATCTCAATAATCGCCGTATTTATCAAGATGGTGATCCACTCCTTGCGATTATGGGTCGCTCTGCCAAGAATGTAGAGATCCGTCCCAAGAAAAAGAAGGAAAAGAGTGTAGGGCGTAAGATTGCGGATGTAGCCTCCTATTTCCTCCCGTATATTGGTGTCGTCACGAAAGGAATGGATACGCTGGACGCTCACGCTCTAGACAACTTCATCGGTGGAACGCATCTTACGAATGTCCTCAAGAAACTCGGTCTCAAGAACGAAGGGCATTCCCTTACTGAACTCGCAAAAGCAAGTAAGATCCCTCGCAAAACTCTACAAGAGGTTTATAATCGCGGTATCGGGGCTTACACGACTAATCCTTCGTCCGTGCGAATGAAGGGAACCTACAAGAAAGGCGTGAATGCTCCGATGTCACAAAAGTTAAGTAAGGAGCAGTGGGCTATGGCTCGGGTGTACTCATTCATTGACGGAAACCCCAAGCACGACACCGATCTGCGTGGCGGAATGGATCTTCCGCGTCATCGCGAAGGAATAATTGAAAGCCGTACACCATCTCCATTTGGAAGTGAGTACGATGATAGTGACTTTGATGATAGTGATCACTGGACGGCAAATATTCGTTTGACGAAGGTTCCACTGCTAGAAATTGAAGAAGGAGACATTGATCCTATTACGCACGACGAGTTTGAAGATGGAGATATTGTTTTATATGTTCCCAGCGGAGGACGGTTCAAGGCAGTCAAGGTATCTACTGTTAAAGCGGGTTATCCTCTACCCCAAGACCAAAACAGACTAGAAAGAGATTGGTTTCCCGTTCCGTATCAGCATCCTCCAGTTTCAAAACGCAAGGTTAAAATAAAGCCACGAGGCAGTGGTCGTCTTCGTGGTGGAAAGGGTATGACGAAGATTCTTAACAAGATGATAAAGGAAGTAGCATTAGATTGGAAGAGTGAGTTTGGACGAAAGGTCAAAGAAGCCTACGATGAAGCCAAGCGGAATCTCGGTATGATGATGGGAACGCAGTCAAAAAAGAGGTTTGAAGTCTTGGCATTCTACGGTCGTCTCATTCTACTTGCGGAAGAGTATGCTCCCGATCAAGTTGAACACCTCAAAGATAAGTCTGATTACTACCAAAATCTAGTACTACGGACTCGCGGAGACAGTGTGACCCGACACAGCGGTAGTGAAGGTGAAGTGGATCACTGGGAAGAAGCAAAAGAAATAAACCGTGCCAGTGGTCGTATGTGTGGTGGTGATAAGAGTTCCACATATCTTCGCCAAGCAAGAGCCAAAGCGAAGGCATACGGATTAGACCCCAAGAAGTTGGTGTTTGCGACCGACGGGAAGCACAAGTTCAGTTATG